TTGGCCGAGAGCGTCTTTGTTTGGATCGTGCCGTTTGCGGGATCGAGCGCCGTTCCAGTGAGATTATAGACGGCCTCCTGGATGCTGCCGGTGAACACCGCCGCATCAGTTACGATCAGATCCTCGCCCGCCGCCGTCACAAAGACCTTCGCGCTGCCAGTCAGGCTTAAAAGCGACCCCGTCGAACTTTCTGACAGCGTGCGCGAAAGCGTCGTACCCGACGACGTGTAGGTGCCGGTGCCAATCTCCCAGGCTGTGCCATCTTCGATGGTATAGCGCACAACGTCGCCGTCGCTGACGCCAGCAGCGGCGAACGCCTGGTACCCGGCCAGGGCCGACCCCAAGGTAATCGTGCCCGTGCCAGTAGTGGCCGTCGTCATATACGCCCGGTTGACCAGCTTCACCATAGGTTAGGCTCCGGTAGCCGGCTGCGAGTACCTCATGGTGGAGACGACTACAGTGTCACCTACGCCAAAATCCACGCTGCTAAGCTCAAAACTGCCGCCGCCACCTACCGTAGATACAGACCCGGTAAGAATAACTGTGCCGCCGCTGTTCTTGACCCGAAACCCATCGCACGTTCCTGTTGCAGTAACAACCCCCACAACAACGACGTTACCATACGGCGGGTTGGAAGACAGCGTGGCATCCGTGGACCCAGCAGTAGCACCCGGGAACACATCAGCTGCCAGCGTAAGCGCCACAAGGACGGTCGCGCCGTCCAAGAACTCAAGGCTGCCGCCGTCGAACAAGGCAGCGACAGCGTCCACCGCAGCGTTGAGCGGGGTACTCTCAAGTGTAATGGCCATGCTGTATCTCCTTATGGCGTGATTACAGTATACCGCTCACGCTGGTTCAGCACAAAGCTAAAATGAGCCAGCCCAGTGGCACCGGCCGAGAGCCTGACCTGAAGTATCTCATCGGTCAACAATATATGCTTGTCGAGCGACAAGACAACGTGGCTGTTGGCAGCGATAGAGACACCTGCTGTGAGCATACGATCCGTATTACCAGCATCAATGACTTTGACGTCCGCAGTGATACCGCTACCTGTCGTGCTGGTTAGGATCAAGTTGCTGACGATGGCGGCTGCATCGACCGTGTAAGCAGCCGTGGGACCAACTGCTGGCACCGAATACTGTGGGACCTGATAGACTGTAGTCCACGCATCGGTTAGCGGGATGCGGACGATCTCAAACAGATTGAGCGGCGGCCGCGGGGTCGTGATGGTGACGGTGGGCATATCAGCCTCCGAGAGCGACGATTAAGGGCAAGGCGATGTTCTGCACACCGCGGGAAAACGCCTGGCCCTCGATGGTGCTACGCTCGAAGTCCACGCGGAGGTCCTCACCGAGATAGGTATCACCGACCTCAGTCGAGAAGGTAGCATACACCCGGCCACCATCGATCTTCGCAATGGCGCTGGATGGGTCAGGGGCCTCGCCCGTGCCGCGCTGACTGAAGGGGAGCGAGTTGTAGTTCACACCCGAGCCGGCGTAGCTGAACTGTTGGCCAGTGGCTTCGATGACAGACGGATAAGCTACGACGTACTGACTGGCTGTGCCGTTACTATCCACGTCGGCCACGACATCGCGCAGCAGCTGGAGTAGGTCGTCCAGCATCGTCTTAGCACCAGTGCTAAGAGTAGCATCAGCAGCTAGATACGTCTGGATTTCTGCCCAGCTGTCATCGAAAATACTGACGAGCGCCGAGTTGAAAGCGAAGCCGGCATCCCCATCAAAGAAGCCCTTGATAATGCGCTGCGTGTTGCGCTCCTGGCCGGAACGGAGGTCATTAGCGAGCGCCGTCAGGATGGTCTCGGTATCCCGTTCGGCTAAAGTGTTGTAGCTTGAACTCCACCCCGGAAGCGAAGCGTACTGCGACATAAGTGCAGACACGATCGTCGCCTGGTTACTATCGAGGTACGTCGCATCGGCGTCATACTCTGCGACAGTAACTGTACCGTCAGGGATCTGAACAGCGTACCGGTACCCCGAAGAAACAAGCGCATAATCGCCGAACGTGTTGTTCGAGTTTGCAATCGTCACCTGGCCGCCGTTATGCGCCCAGATACCAACCCGGCTCCAGTTGGTGAATACTGACACCAGCTGAACGAATGCGTTGTTGGTGATGGCATAGCCTACACCGTTCGGGTTGATCGCAGTGAAGCTGTCTACAACTACAGATCGCAGAGGGCTGTCGGGGTCGAGGACTGCGCCGTCAGCCAACAAGTTACCGCCACCTACCGGCATATCTGGATTGCCGTTATTTCGGTCGATCGGCAGAGCCATCTGGCCCTGCGAAAAGGCATGGAGCTGAGAGCAATCAGCAACGTAGGGCGACCGAGTAATGATCTCCCCGGGCTTGAACACAAACGCCCAACCTTTGGTGGGGACTGTCAGGTTATCAGCGTCTGTCTCAAGCGGGTTGAACCCGATGGTTTCGTGCTGCAGCCCAGAGAATGTGAAGCCGCGAACCTTAACACCGCTGGTCAGCTGGAACATGTTGTTCTGCTCCTGCCCACTCGGCAGGCTCAGCTTGGTCACGCGCAGGTCGTAACCATACAGGGCGCAGTTCTGCGGGATCACAGTGTCGGGCTGGACTATATACTCACCCGGCTGAACGATCGTCACGCACGATGACCCGTTTGTCGCCATCTTCGCGATCGCTGCGTTGATCGTCGCCAGTGGTTTGCTCAGGCTGGTCCCGCTGTTCGAGTCGCTGCCGCCCATCGTGACGTAGAACGTACGCGCGACCGGAAACTCGGGGATTGAAGACTGGGGCCATTGGAACGCTCCGGGGACATTGACATCCTCGGCCTCAACGTAGTTGGTGCGGCCAGACACCGCGGCGAACGCAGCGCTATGCGCCCAATCAAGGCGGATCACATCCACCGAACCTGTGGCGTTTAGCGTCTTGATGTACGGCACCACGTACACCGCCGTAGCCGGCGGGTTGAGGTAGGCCGCATCCACGGTCGAGGAGATAAGTTTGGTTGTACGCTGTACCCCGTCCGCAACCGTAGCGGTGTTGGTCTCTACGACCACATCCCCGCCGCCGATGACGTCGAAATCAGCGTCCAGGTAATACAGGCCGAGCTGGACTTGGGGCGTACCGGTAGCCACGTCAGCGTGTCGATAGAACTCCCACGTCACTTCAATGTAGTCATCTACCCCAGTCCGTAGGTGTGCCCGCTCCGCAATAGAGAGCGTATTCAGACCGATAAGCCGCCTCACATAGCCGTACGTACCGAAGACCTCAGAGCCTGGGGCAGACACCGCTGCTTCCGTGCGGCCCGTCAGCGACGACGAGAACGCCTCTGGCGTGTCTCCTGGAAACCCAGCCTGCCGGCGGAAGATATGGGAATTACGGACGGACACCGCCAAGGACACAACGCGGAGCTCTGCTCCAGCGCCAGGGTCGGCCCCTAGAACGATCGACGTACCAACCAGTGACCAGTCTGCAGTCTCTTGGTAGACCCCGTCGAGGAACACCAGCAGTTTATCTGCCGCCCCGGGGTCTTCACCCAGGTCATACGTCAGCACCCCAGCTGAGGTAGCGGCCGTGTACTCCTTCGACACGGTGTCAGCAGCGATGTCATCCGAGATGGCCGAATAGACGTCCGACGTGACAGTCGTAAGGAGGGCAGTGGTGGAAGCGTCGGCGGCGTCAGTGGCAGCGTCCACGATGGATGCGGCGGTGATCCGCTGCTCTACGACCGAACCTGCCGGGAAATTCAGCGCTGACGTGCCCTCAGCCGCCCGTACAGCGATGAGGCTATCGCCTACGCGGGACGTGACCCGGACGATCTCATAGGCGCCCGAGGGGGCCAGCAACGTGGCGTAGAAGTGATCCGAGACACCAAGTGTCGGGAATAGGTCGCCCTCGCCCGCCTGCAGCGTGATGGTGTAGTCGCTAGCGGAGATGGCCGCCGCGAGTGTACCCCGAGCTCTGTTAGTGAGGACGATCGCCATGCTGCTCTCCTATACGACGACCCGCAGGTCGCCGGCGCTAGTCTTGTACGCCCGCCCAACTGCCAGGCCGCCGGCAACCGCCGCAGCGTTGTCAGCATAGGTAGGGACACCACTGAAGTCGGCAGTCGGGATAGACGTCGCGAACAAACTGGTGAACACTGCAGTAGCCGCATCATACGCAGCGTCGGACACAGCCTGGGCAGTCACACGAAGCTCGACGATCGTACCCGCGGGGAAGCTAACCGGAGTTGTACTCTCAGCCCCACGTACAACCGTTAGTGTATCTACCGCCCGGGCAGTCACCTTAACAATCTCGTACACACCCGAAGGCGCTAGGAGGGTGGCGTAGAAATATTGCGACGCACCCAACGCTGGGAACGCAGCACCTTGACCGGCAGTTAGGTATAGCGACGTAGCGGTGCTAGCAATGCTGCTAGCCAGGGTGCCGCGGGCTCGGTTCTGGAGGACTACAGGCACTACGGAACTCCTAAGCGAACGGCCGCATCTGGACGGACATGGAGCCCCGGGCGTTGCCCAGGTTGGCTCGTGCGCGTCGCTGCGCCACCTCTACGGCGAACTGCTGCGCATGGTACCGAGCCTTCTCGGCACGCATGGAGGCAGCCCTTGAATCCGACACATCGGCACCAACCCACGTAGAACCTGGCGTCGTCATAATCTCGTGGAGGGCGCTGTGATAGATAGCGTCTTCGAGCTCATCGAAGACAACCTCGGGGAGGCCGGTAGCAGTCCGGGTCGGCCGCAGTGCGTAGAACATCCGCAGCCGATAGGTCTGCTCGTCATCGGGCAGTGGCAATACCACGAACTTGTCTGGTGTAATCTGGCATACCGCCCGAGGCGTAGCCCCGTCGGTAGTCGAAGCCTCCGACGTAGTGTACCCAGAAGGGCCATCGAATGGTGCTTCGCCGAACTCCGGCATACCCACCAGGGAGCCGCCGGCGCTAGACCACAGGGATGCAAACGCCTCGCCGCTATACAGGTCAGCCCAAGCTGGGTAGCGCTCCAGCGCCTGCTCTAGCGTGATCCGATCCAGCGGGTAGTCGTTGAGATATGCGCCGAACACAGCGTGTACATCCGAGTCCGCCGGCTTGGCGTAATCATAGACGTGGACACCCGGGTCCAGGGTACGCAGCGGCTCGGCGTGTCGCCACAGGAGCGTGCGCTCACAGGCACGGATCGCCGCACGGCTCAGGGCCTGCTCGATAACCGGCGTAGGGCAGTGCTGCGCGTGCAGCGTCACCCTATCCAACAGCGAGGTGTAGGCCCGTGTCGCCATCAAACAGCCTCCATACGAGACAGAGCAGAAGCGGAGTCGCTAAGCTCTCTAGCCTCAAGGCCCAGTTTAAGCCCTTCGAAGAAATTCTTCAAGGCCGCATCTGCCTGACCCGAAGTAGCATACTCGTCATCGGCCGCCATTACCATAGCCACAACACCGTCGATGATGACCGGCGAGTACACATCCTTCGGCGCGGTAATCGTACCCGCCAATGCGTAGGTAGATGGGGCCTGAGCGTACTCTACAGTCACCGTAGCCCCAACAGGTGGCGGAGGATACAGGAAGAACAACGTGGGGTTGCGGATATGCCGCATGTAGTTCACCGGCTGCGCCGGTGAAGCGCTGCGCCAGGTTGGCGCAGACCGGTCCATCATGTCGCGGGAGACTTCGACCACCGCCCGGCCATCTACCGCATGGACATCGACAAACCGGATCGCGTCGGCCGGCAACGTCTGCGTAGCATCCGCCGACACCACTGTGATATCAGTCACCAAGGCGAACAGGTCCGGCCGGATCATAGCCATACGGCGCAGAACCTGATTGACGTGCCCTAGGAGGTAGTCATCAGAATACCGGTAGGGCGCGCGGGTGTCCTGGACCAGCTTGCGTACCTCGACGATGATATCAGCTGGCGTCACTCAGGCAGCCCCCGGGAAGCGTCCTCACGAATCTCGATATCGACGGAGCTCTCTTCCTCCGCAACCTCATCAATATCCGTGAACAGGTCGAGCTGCGGATCAGCCGCCTTCTTCTTGCGGGTAGCGCGCCGTTTCTCGGCCGTCTTGGCCGGGAAGGCGTCTTCTTCCGACACCTCAACGCACCTTGCGTTAGCCGCCAAGATGGGGTTCCATCGGTAGATGGTGCCGTCGGCGGTGTTTCTGAGATACTTCTGCGTCATAATGTACTACCACTTCACCCTGTCAGCCCAGTACGCCGCGCTCATCTTGCCCTTGGCGATGTTCTTGGCGTGGCGGGCTTTGAATGACTTACGCCGGTTGGCGTATGCCTCAGATTCACCGGCCTTCTTGGGTGAGCCGGACACACCCTGCTGACCGAAACGGATTACCTTCTCCTTGCCCCCAGAGCAAGCCTTCACGACGTGGGACTTGGTCGGGTGCTTGGGGGTGCGCTTCGGCTTGTTACAAGCCATATTCGACTTATCGACGCGGGTGGCCATTAAGACTTCCCTTTCTTAGCGGTTTTCGCAGAGTCGCGGAACGCCTTTTCAGACGGAGCACCCTTAGCCCCAGGCTTACGCATCTTCTCGCCGCTACCGGCTTTGATCCGCTTCCGCTTCGCGTGGATGTTAGCGTAGAGCCCAGGTTTAGCCATCAGGCTGTAACTCCCTTAATCACCATGAACCGGACGGTGAGCTGCTCTGTGACTGTGGCGGAGTTATTGGTGTTGTGGATGACAATATCACATGCCCCCGCGGCAATTCGCAGAACACCGACATCATACGTAGATGTCGTCGGTCCAGTGCCAGCTACCGCGTCGCCAACCAAGCAGACCTGGACTATATCCGTAGCCCCGATCGTGCTGTTGGTGAGCGTAAACCGCTGGGAACTAAGTCCTGCGACAGACGCGGAGACTAGGGTGATATCGCCGCAAATCTTATCCAGCGTCACACCCGTCGTGCGGCTGGTAAGCTGCGTAACAGTACCGCCAGTGCCTGCGCCAGCGTACCCGAAGGATTGGCTAACCTGCAGCTCATCAACTTCAATGGCCGTTACACCGGTGAACGACCCAGTCATAGT